ACGACCACTTAGTAAGACTGGTGATAAGTCCTTCACTGTACTATCCGGAGTAAAGAAGTTAAGTTCAGCAGTATGTGTCTTAGCATATCCAACCATTGCAGTATATAAATCCTTTACATTCTCTTGGTTAAACTTACCATTGTCATTTGCTCTTACAGTGATTTTATTCTTAGTGTTTAAGATTACTTCTACGTTGCCGCTATAAATTCTAGCCATGATATATTCTCCTTAATGATGGGTATCAACCCTTAGATTGTTAGTTAATAACACCATGTTACTAACCATAATGAAGTCTTTTTAATGAGAGTTAAGAAATCTAAAATAAAATCCTCAGCCCTCGACCTCGACAAAAGTCTGCCACGCCGTCGCCGATTTGTCAAGTTTCGACCAGTACACAGAGAAAGTGGTCGGTGTAAAGTGTAAAGTTTAAAGAGATATTTATAGATTAGTTGTAAAGTTAGTAGCAAATAGGGGTGTAAAGTGTAGTAGCAATCGCACGCGCGTATTTAAAATGGGGGCTGGATTTCCATAAATAATCTATAAAAAATGTAAAGTTAGACAAATAATCTACGTTGTGGAGTGGGGTGTATTAAAAAAATGTATCGCTGTGGGGTGCATTGGAGTAGGGGTTGCTGAAAAATAATCTATAAAATCTACAAATTAATTTTTAATGTGGGGCTAAAAATATGTTGGGCTTGTTGTTAGTTGTAAAGTTTACATGTAAAGTAATATATGGGTAAAAACATTTTTTTAGGGGAAAGACATTAAAATTTGTAGATTATATAGATTATATGTATTAACTTATATATATATATAGGGACTCAAATCCTTTTGTATCAATGGTTTTGGCTTAACTTTACATGTAAAGTTCTCCAATAATCTATGTGGTTAAACCCTCCTATATTAAGATTACGTTATGTAGATTATTCTAAAACTTTACACCCTTTAGCCCAGTCATAGCAAGGGATACAGAAATAATCTATCTTCTAAACGTCTAACTGTACAGTGTAAAGTACAGGTGTAAGGTGTAAAGTTAGTGTTCTGTTATGAAAAGCGTATCAACATCGAGAGATTTGAGTGTAAAGTGTAAGGTTATACCTCCTTGACTTTCTACTTTGTACTGTTGGTGTGTACCATGGTATAACCCCCCGAAGTATGGCAAGTATTCTTTAGTTAAAAACTAAGACGTGATTAACATAGGTTAATGTACTTTAATGCAGACGTAAAAAAGCCCTGATTGCTCAGGGCTTAGGTCTTACTTGGTTACCTCTTGTTCACTCTCTTGGCTTGTCTGAATCTATATAACTCTGACTTGCTTGAGAACTCTTGTCTTATCCAGCGTTTGCCATCAATAGACTTTTCAAGTAGTACATATCTTCGTTCGTCTTTCATATCTTACTCCTATTTGTTATAGTAGGGCATTTCACCCTGTGCTTTGTTTTTCGTTGGACTAGGCTAGTTTTTCAATCTTACTCTTACTAGCGCCCTTCTCTTGCTTAGGCAAGATGGTGAGTCTTGGATTTCCGTATCGGTCTGCCATTAACACTGCATCGATACCGCCATCTATTACAAAGTAACTCCACTTGTGAACATCTGCCTTCATCGTATCTGCTAACTCCAGCATTTTCACCTTCAACGCTTCTGCGTTTTCGTTACTCCAATCACCCTTATCATCTCTTTTAAGTGCGATTTCACCTTTGGTGTTTTTAATGATGGACACCATACCCTCATATATTCTACTCATAATATCTCCGTGAGTGTTTACGAGCCAACGAGATTGTTGACCCGTTGTATCAAGAGAAGCGGTTGCTTTCTCGATGGTTCTAATCTGCCATACTTTTACTGATTTGTCAAGTTTGGGTTGATATGGAGTCAATTAGCAATCATATACCCAGTATAGGTTTCAGAGCATTTAGGGTGCATACTTTGACCCCCCGAGCATATAAGTATTATTTGTTAAGAACATAAACAACAGACGAAAAGAAACCCTGCTTTCGCGGGGCTCTTGGTTGGTGTCTTAGATAAACAATGTGTATGCTGCGTATGCGTATAAGCCTAAGACTGTTAGTGCAGCTAGTATTACTGCGTTGATTAAGATATTCATATGTACTCCTTGGTTGGTGAGGGCATCTCTGCCCTCAGGTTATTATCTAAGTCTCTCGTAGTGCATTTCACCGTAAGTATCTTTGTATACTTTCAACTCACTTTCAAGTCTATCTATGTTGTCTCTAAGCATATCTATATACTCTCCTGCATCATCCACATCTCTTTCGTGTTGCTCATTCATACTCTTTAGTGCGTATGATAGTGATATGTCTGTGCCAGGATAAACTTGAACCTTCTTACTAAGGCACTCCTTACATAGGTTTGTGTGTACTACCTCAAACCTTTCTTCTACTGTTGCTATGTTTCCCATGTGTTACTCCTTTATTGTTATAAAATACCAACGTCTTGTTGATGGTTCTAATCTGCCATACTTTTACTAGATTGTCAAGTTTATTATCATACCGCAGTCGTTTGAGGTTGTTGCACGGACAGGCAGGGGGGGCACTCGGACACGGAACTTTGACCCCCCACCCCTATAAATGTAAACCTCTTAATCCAAGACCTCCAAAAAGTAACGCTTTACACTATTGTATAGTTACAAAAAAATACCCGCCAAAAAATTTGCATCCGCCAAATAATCCTGTTATATTACGGGCATGGATAGATTACCCCTTAATCATACGAAGTGGTCAGATAGGCTAGCGTTCGACACAGCATTGCTCCTAGAGAAGAGTGGTGAAACGTTGGATGAGGTTATTGACCGCCACAAAATTACACCCAGCGAGATGCTGGTGTTCAACGCCGACCCAGTCTTTAGGAAGAAGGTAGAGGTTTATCGCGACGATATCCGAGAGAAGGGTGTGACGTTCCGACTTAAGGCCCGTGCTCAGGCGGAGGAATTATTAATAACATCATGGCAACTTATTCACAGCCCAGAGGTATCACCAGCAGTTAAGGCAGACTTAATTAAGTCGACGGTGAAGTGGGGTGACCTAGAGCCTAAGACATCAAGCCAAGACGTGGAAGCTGGTGGCGGTGTGAAGATTACTATTAACCTTGGTGAGACCACGCATCAGATGAAAGTGGTGGAGCATGACGACACAGACACAGACGCCCAGCTTGTCGACGCTGGTTAAGGCATTCGACTGTAAGTATGAAGAGTTACCAGCTAAGAAGTTTAATACGACTAGGGCCTATCACGACTTTGCGAATGACCTGATAGCCGTTGGTATCTCATTTCGGGTTAAGATAATTAAGAAGCGGAAGCTCAAGCCGAGCTGCATAATGGTTATGTTGCTGCAAGAGGTGGACATGACCAAGCCTGATACACCACCGCTAGAGCCACACGACCACTCGCAGGCTCCTGAGGATACGCCGGGTACAGACAGCGTGGACATAATCGGGGCGTGTCCGTCATGCGGTGTGCTCATGGCTAATAGTGAGTGGTGTGCGTATTGTGGGGAAGATACGGCGGAATTGTATAGCAAGGAGAGTAGGGATGAGTCAAGGCACTGAGATAGACTACACGCCACCGGCTACGGGGCGTAAATTTATGTTGAGTGATTCGCCGATGCGGACACTTATGGGCCCTGTTGGTAGTGGGAAATCGGTGACGTGCTCGTTTGAGATAGTCAGGAGGGCCTGCTTGCAGGAGCCGAACGCGCAGGGCATACGGAGGACGCGAGCAGCTGTGGTGCGGGAGACGGCAAGGCAGCTGGCGGATACGACGATTAAGACGTTTTTAGATTGGTTCCCGCCGGGGCAATGTGGGCGGTACATGCGGACGACCAAGACGTACTTCATGAAGATGGGAGACGTGGAGTGTGAGGTGATGTTCCGGGCGTTGGACGACGCGGACGATGTGGCTAACCTTAACTCGCTGGAATTATCGTTCGCTTGGTTTAACGAGTGTCGGGACATTCACCCTGATATTATTGATGCGATGTCTAAACGTGTGGGGCGTTTTCCGTCGAACAAGGACGGGGGGCCGAGCTGGCATGGAATGTGGGGTGATACTAACCCGCCGACGATGGACACGTGGTGGTATTATCAGATGGAGCACATCGACCCTAAGGATGGGGTGAGTGAGAATGATAACGGGTGGGATGTGTTCAAGCAGCCATCAGGTCGTGCTCCTGATGGAGAGAATATTGAGAATTTGCCGAAGGGGTATTACGATACTCAGGGTAGGTCAGAGGAATATATAAGGGTTTATATTGACGGTGAGTATGGGCTATCGAGTGCTGGTATGCCAGTGTACAAATACTTCCGTCCTGATTACCACATGTCACATGAGCCACTTAATCCGATTGTTAACGGTGTGAGACCCATCGTTGTTGGGATGGACTTGGGGTTGACCCCCGCTGCAGTCATCGGACAACAGGATGCTAAGGGGCGTGCGATAATACTTGACGAGGCTGTCAGCTTCGACATGGGGATACAGAGATTTATGCGGACGGTACTCAAGCCGCTACTTTACGAAAGATTTCCGGGGAGTCCAGTGATGATAATCGTGGACCCTGCCGGTGTGCAGAGAGCGCAGACCGATGAGCGGACGGTGGTGGACATCATTAAGGC